CTGAACGGCGCACTGGCTGATCTTGTCGTGACAGACCCGCCCTATGGTGTGAGTTATGCCGACAAGAATCGGAATCTGAATGCGTCTGGCCTGGGCAATAGCATTCAGATTCCGATCAAAAACGATCACTTGCAAGGTGACGAGCTGAAAGACTTTTTCCTTGCGGCGTTTTCTTTGATGTTCGTTGCCATGAAGCCAGGTTCACCGTTTTACGTGTTTGCGCCACAAGGCGGCGAACAGATGATGATGATGATGATGCAGGAAGCATGCCTTCCTGTGCGTCATCAATTGATCTGGGTTAAAAACAATCACGTTCTTGGTCGTGCCGATTACCACTACAAGCACGAGCCTGTTCTGTATGGATGGAAGGGTGGCGCTGGCCATCCTTGGTATGGCGACAGAAACAAATTCAGCATCTGGCACGTTGACAAGCCAATGCAGTCGAAACTGCACCCGACGATGAAGCCGGTCGAGTTGGTTGAAATTCCAATTCAGAACAGTAGCAAAGGGCAAGATGTAGTTTTGGATTTGTTCGGCGGCTCGGGCACGACCCTGATCGCTGCCGAGAAGAACGGCCGCACGGCCATGATTATGGAACTAGACCCCAAATATTGCGACGTCATTATCAAACGCTGGCAAACCATGACAGGCAAACAGGCAGTACACGCCGACACTGGCAAGACATTTGAGGAGCACGCAAATGCTAACTGACAAGCAAGAGAAGTTCGCCCAGTGTATTGCAGACGGTATGACACAGGCCGATGCGTATAGGAGCGCATATCCTCAAAGCAACATGAAGGAGAACGCGTTATATGTGCAGGCAAGCCGTTTGCTTGATAATCCTAAGGTACGCCTAAGGGTGCAGGAGCTACGCAAAGCCATTGAAAATAAACAACTTTGGACGCGCGAAAAGAGCGTTAGAGCGCTTTTGGGAGCCTACAGAGTGGCACAGGAGCGGAATAACTCCACAGGCATGACAGCGGCCGTTAAAGAGCTTAACGCAATGCACGGATTTAATGCGCCGACCCAAGTAGAGCTATCGGGCGGCTTACAGATTCAAAAGATCGAGCGGGTGATTGTCAAGCCGTGACGGTGCTTCAGATTCAAACGCCCGCTTGGGCATTGCCATTACTTGAGCCGTGCCGATATAAGGGAGCTTATGGAGGACGTGGCGGCGGGAAATCCCAATTTATGGCCGAAATGGTTATTGAGACGCACATCATTGACCCAGACCGGCGCACAGTTTGCGTGCGTGAGATTCAGAAATCATTAGGCCAATCGGTAAAGCGCTTGATTGAGGACAAGATCAGCGCATTAAATGCCGGCGATTACTTTGAAGTGCTGGACACCCAGATCAGGAGTAAGCGTGGCACAGGGCTGATAATCTTTCAGGGCATGCAGAATCACACGGCGGACAGTATCAAATCACTGGAAGGATACGATTGCGCATGGGTTGAGGAAGCGCAGACACTGAGCCAGTACAGCCTTGATCTACTACGCCCGACAATTCGAAAGCCAAATTCTGAGCTGTGGTTTACGTGGAACCCGCGATTTAAAACCGACGCTGTGGACAAGTTTTTCAGGGGCGAGCAGCGGGCAGACATGATTTGCGTCAATGTGAACTGGGACGACAATCCATGGTTTGATCAAACCCCATTGCGGGCGGACATGGAAGCGGATTACAAAGCAGACGAGGACAGAGCCGAGCACGTTTGGGGCGGCCACTATGGCGCATCAGTCGGGGCAATTCTTGCCAAATGGGTTAATCGTGCCGAGCGAGAGGGCAGAATTCATGACGATGTGAAATACGACCCGCACGGCGACACAATGGGCGTAAGTGCCGACCTCGGCTTTAGGGATACGGCGTCATTTTGGTATTGGCAGGCCGTGCCGGGTGGGTTTAACTTGCTCAAATACGATGCAGACACCGGGCTGGACGCTGAAGAGTGGATCCCCCGCATTCAGGACAATATCCGCGAGCTTGGCGCAAAGAAAGCAAAGATATGGCTACCCCACGACGCTAGAGCTAAGACATTCCAAAGCCGCCACACGACCCTAGAGAAGTTTTTAAGCGCTTTTGGTGCGGGCAGCTGCGAGATAGTGCCCCAAAGCAAAAAGCAAGACCAGATCGAGGCGGCCAGAACTGTGATTAATCGATGCGCATTTAACCGGGAATTATGTGAAAAAGGGCTTGACGGATTACGGGCTTGGGAGTTCAGCTACAACGAAGAAACCGGCGTGATGAGCCGTGAGCCGGTACACAACTGGGCAAGCCACCCCGCCGACAGTTTTTGCTATGGAGCGCAGAAAATAGCGGAAAAACCGCCAGAATCTGCAAAAAAGCTGGATATTTTCCCCGTTTGCATGCAAAATGGTCGGATTATTACCGCACCGCTTGAAGAGCTATGGAAACAAACCCCCCGTATTTCGAACAGGATATGAAGCCGAGGAAAACGGCGCAGCAGCTGCACCAAGAATTATCAAACGCAAAAAAATCCGATGATAAATGGGTGAAAGCTGGCAAAAAGATCGTGAAGCGGTACAGGGACGACCGCAGCAGTAGCTATGACGGCAACAAGCGCTATAACATTTTGTGGAGCAACATCCAAACCTTGTACCCGGCACTTTACGCAAAGACACCACGAGCAATTGTCGAGCGGCGCTGGAAGGATAAAGACCCAGTGGCGCGGACGGCGGCGACGATTATGGAGCGTGCGCTTCAATACGAAATTGACAATTACGGCGATTTTGAAAATGCCACAAGGGCGGCGACTTTAGATCGATTATTGTGCGGGCGCGGCACCGTGTGGGTGCGTTTTGAAGCCAAAGAGATTGAGACGGTAGGCGCGAACGAAGATCAATACGAGCACCAAGAAGTTATCCACAATTTACCCACAGGCATAATCCCGCAAGCCGGAGAAATTCAAACTGAAACGACCCCGGTCGATTATGTGTATTGGGAGGATTTTAGATGCTCCCCCGCTCGATGCTGGGATGAGGTGAGTTGGGTTGCAAGACGTGTATACATGGCGAGCGCGGAGCTGAAAGCACGATTTGGCGAGGACATAGTTAAGCGCATACCAATGACGCATGAACCGATTGGGTTGGACGAGATGCGCACGCAAGGGATAAGCCAGACAGAAGTTGACCGCATGAAGAAAGCGCAGGTGTGGGAGATTTGGGACAAAGCTGAAGAGTGCGTTTACTGGGTGGCCGAAGGGTGCGATGAGATACTAGACCATAAGCCAGACCCTTATGGGTTGGATGGTTTTTGGCCGTGCCCGAAACCTTTATTTGCCACGATGACCACGGACACGCTAGTCCCTGTGCCCGATTACAAGTTATATCAAGACCAAGCCGACCAGATTGACGATTTAACTAAGCGCATCGGGTTATTGGTAGATGCGATCAAGATCGTGGGTGTGTACGACGCATCAGCAGCCGGCGTGCAACGGATGCTTAATGAGGGTGTGGATAACGTTTTGATACCGGTTGACACATGGGCGGCATTCTCAGAAAAGGGCGGCATACAAGGCACGGTGCAATTTTTGCCTTTGGACATTGTGGTTAAAGCTTTGCAGGCATGTTATGACAGCCTAGAGCGAGCGAAGCAGGTGGTTTATGACGTGACTGGTTTGAGCGATATTATTCGCGGCTCAAGCATGGCCAGCGAGACCGCCACAGCGCAGCAGATTAAAGGCCAATACGCATCAATGCGTCTGAAGGCGTTACAGCACAGCGTGGCTTTGTTTGTTACCGAAACGCTGCGTATCAAAGCGCAGTTGATGATGGATTTGTACAGCCCGCAGACCCTTATCAACATGAGCGGGATACAGGGCACCGACGATGCGCAATACGCACAGGCAGCACTAGAGTTAATCAAGGCAGAACCCGCCAGAAATTACAGAATCGACATCGAGGCAGAGAGCTTGGCCGAAATGGATGAATTGGCCGAGAAACAAAGCCGAATTGAGTTTTTGACGGCATTCAGCCAGGCCATGCAAAACAGTTTGCCCATTGTGCAGCAGGCGCCAGAGTTCGCACCGCTTGTGGGGGAAGCACTGATGTTTGTGGTTCGCACGTTCAAAAGTGGGCGGACGCTGGAAGCCACACTTGAGACCACTTTAGAACAGATGCGCCAGCCCAAGCCGGAGCAGCCAAACCCAGAGATGATGAAAGCGCAGGCGCAACAGCAAGCCGACCAAATGCGCTTACAGCATGAGCAAGGAATTGAGCAAGCGCGTCAGCAGCTGGAAACGGCGAAGATGCAAGCACAGCAGCAAGTGGAGCAAATAAGACTTCAGGCGCAAGCGCAGATTGAGCAATTCAAAGCAGACAACGCTAAAGAACTTGAACAAATGAAGCAGCAGGCAGAGACCGATCGGCAGGCGTATAAGGCGCAACTAGACGCTCAAACGCGGTTGCAGATAGCGCAAATGCAGTCAGCCGTACAAATGGCCAGTGCTCAAAAAATTGACACGATTGATAATACTTTGGCAACGGTGCAAGAAAAAAGCGCTGAAGATATTAACCAGGCCATAAACCAAATAGGGACAATGGCGCAAGCCTTACTTGCCACGGCTGGCGAGATGAACAAACCGAAACAACGGGTGATACAACGCGATGAAACAGGCAGAGCAATTGCGGCTATCGAGGTGAGCGATGAATGAAATTGACATTGCCCGCCATGAGGAACGCTTTATACACATGGACACTAGGATTACTGCATTAAATACGAAAGTTGATGCGGTTGCCGCTGAAGTTCATGAGATAAAACTTTTGCTGGCCGAGGGCAAGGGCAAAATTAAGGGCGCATTAATGATTATTTCGGCGGCAAGCGCGACAATTGGCGCGTTTGTTGGCTTATTGGCGTATTTCTTTAAGCTGAATTAATATATGGCTTTGATTCAAAAGATAAAAATCCTTTTTTCTGATGTGATATCGGCATTAGGATTTACGCCAGAGAACGCCGCAAACAAAAACCAGCCCAATGGGTACGCGGGTTTGGACGCAACGGGCATTGTGCCAAATTCGCGGACTAGCGCATCCCAAAGTGCAACGGCAAACACTTTGGTGTTGAGGGACAGTGCTGGAAGTTTCTTGGCAACGAACGGCGGTTTTTCAGGGCAAATTGCCATCACAAGGGCTTGGGATGCAGGCCTTTTTAAAGGGCAGCTATTTTTAGGCGGCAGTACCGGAAACCGAATTGACTGGACCACTTCTGGTCAAGCTGCGCCCACAACAACAACCAGAAGCGTTGGCACTAAATTAAACCTTTACCCGGGGGTAAATGCAACTAACGTAGATTACGCCATTGGCCTTGAATCAGGGGCTATTTGGCTAAGTGTACCTTCAACAACGCAGGGTTTTAAATTCTACTTTGGGAATACAAGTTTTGCGTCAGTCAGTAGCACGGCGGTGACTGCGCCCAGTTTCGTAAAAGTGAATGGTACAGCAGCAGAGTTTTTGAAGGCTGACGGCTCAGTGGATAGCACCGCATATCTTTCGCAAAATGGCGGGACAATGACGGGGAATATCGTTTTTGCGCCTTTACAATCTTGGCCCGTATGGGGTATTTTGCAAGGGGGTACTGGGGCGCAGACTGTTTCTGGTGCAAGAACAAATTTGGGACTTGGAACAGCCGCCACTCTTAATGCAGGTTCGGCTAATGGGGTTGCTACGCTAGATGCAAGCGGTACGATCCCACAATCTCAAATCCCATCGCCATTACAAGGAACTCTACAATATATAGGGACTTGGAATGCTGCAGGCAATATACCGACACTAACCAGTTCTGTTGGGGTGCACAATCAGTATTACGTTGTAAGTGTAGCAGGCTCTACAAACTTGAACGGGATTACTAATTGGGCCCCTGGTGATTGGGCTATATTTAATGGCAGTTTTTGGCAGAAGATTGATAACACTGACGCTGTAACAAGTGTGAATGGTTTTACTGGCTCTGTAGTTTTAACCACGTCAGAAGTTAGTGAAGCGGGTAACCTGTATTTCACAGAATCACGAGCAAGGGGTGCAGTCAGCTCCTCTGCATTGGGCTTGTCATATTCGTTGAGTACTGGGGTGTTCAGTATAACATCCGGCTACACAATCCCCACAACTGCAAGTCAAACGAACTGGGATACAGCTTACACAAACAGAATCACATCGCTAACAACGACTGGAAATTCT